GGGGCATCATCGGCATACACGTTGGCAGCAGTAGGTGTGCCACCGGTGTATCCAAGATCAAAGGTTGCAGTCGTATTGACAGTCTCTGCCGTAACCACATTCAGGCCAGCAGCCAGCACCACCGAGTAGGCGGGCAGGGAGATGACCTGAAGGGTGTCAGTTGCAGCCAGCGCGGTAGCACCAGCGGCAGCACGAGCAGCGATGATCGCAGCGAAGTCCAGTTCAACCAGAAACTTCGAGACGGAGGTGACATCAGCGGGGAACGCAGCGGTGCCCTTATTGAAGCCAAGAGAGTCGGTATAAGCAGCCATTTCAATTTCCTTTCAGTGTTTGTGGGAAGACGGGGCCGAAGCCCCATTCATCAGAACTGGATAACAGCCTGAGCCAGAGCTTCACCCTTGACAACCTTGTAACCGTAGACCTGAAGGCCACGGACAATGTTACCGAAGGTAGACTCGGAACGGATGGTTTCCATGTTTGTCATCTGCGATGCAAACGTGAAGCCCATCTTGTGACCAGCGATGATGCTGTACTTGCCCGAAGACACGTTCAGGTTGTGGCTGACGTAGATGGTGAAGCGATCCACCATACCCAGACGACCGTTACGCACGATGGACATGCTGTCGCCAGTCAGCGAAGCGTCCTTCAGTTCGGACTTCTTGATCAGACCAGCCATCTTGGCGGGAATAACCACGAAGCGGTCGCCTTCGGGAGCGTTGGCTTCATCCAGCACAGTGCCGAGGTCAACCAGCAGGTCAACAACGGAAGTGGTGCTCGACGCGCCGTCCTTGGTCACGGTCAGCGGCGAAGCGCTGGTGCCGAGGTTGAACGAACCAGACTGCTCACCAGCGGTAGCGCCCTTGTTGAAGGCACCGATACCGGGCAAGATGTCGGTCAACACGCGCTGGTCGATCTTGATCTTCATACGCTCGGAAGCGTCTTTCGTCCAAGTGTCCATCAGGTTGATGTCCGACTGAACCTTGTCCACGTCATCCTCAACGCAAGCGAAGTACTCGCCCTTGTCGATGACCAACTGGAGTTTGGGTTTGTCAGGGTTCTCTACGGTCAGGGTTTGGCCCTTCACGTAGTCGCGGATGGTGATTTCCGGTGTAGTGCGGATGTTCACGGTGTCGCCGTACTGGCGGATTTCACCTTCGTAGTCGGTGTTCGAGATTGCTGCGAGCACGGTGGCGTCGTAGAAGTTCTCGATCAGTTTGCCCGACCAAATTTCGGGGATGAAGTTGCCGCTGTAATTCGGACGACCGGGGGAAACGGGATAAGACATGATGTAACTCCTCTAATCAGGCATTTGCGGTAATGCGATTTTCTCGCTGGGCAGCGAAAATATCGCGTTCGATTCGGGAACGATCCTGCTCTCGGCCTTTGTACTTCCCAGAACGGACATCGTTGAAAAACTTCTGGATGTCAGCAGGGCTGTATGTCTTGCCTTGGTTGGTAGTCGCAGGGGTTCCGGTGCTACGTGAGCGACCGGGGGAAACCTGCTTTTCCAACTCAGAGTTAGGAGAGTTCCCAGTGGATTGAGCAACGGCGGCTTGTCCAGTGGACTCTAGCCAAGCGCGGAAAAAACTGACGACACGCCGAGAGTCAAGCGACCGCTGGGCGTCATCGAGGAACGTCTGCCGAGTCACACCAGTCATCGGGTCAAACTCCAACAACCATGACTGGAAGTCGGCGTTGTCGTTGATCTGGCGGAAGTTCGGGACATTCGCAGACAAGTCCGCCCAGAACGCTTGCTCTGCGCTCATCTGCTGGCGTTGGGCCACGGCTTGCACCTGTGGTACCACATTCACCTGCATCTGACGCAGTGTTGCTTCGAGTGTCGCAATGCGCTGGGCAACGGCCCCGAGTTCCTCGCGGGTCACTTTGCGCATCATGTCAATCGACTCACCGTACTCCTGAACATCTTGGTCAGTGACCAGACGCTCGGCTGCTGGTGTAGCAGCTTGGGGGTTTACGGCAGTCATCGAAGCAAGCAACTGTTCCATTTGTTGGACTCGCTGCTGCATCTCCCGATTCTGCTGGTGCAGACGGGGGACTTCGGCGTTGTACATACCCTGAAGTGTTCGATACTTCTGGGTAACAGTTTCATCCGGCACATTGTCGGCACCCGTTTTCTGCTCATCTGCGGGTGCCGGAGCGGCATTATTCGTAGCAGCATTCTCGTCGGCGGGATTCGGATTGCCATTGTTCTCAACGGGCGTGACGGTGCCATCGGCTGGAGGAGTAGCTCCTGAGCCTGTGTTGTCGTCCGTGTTGAGTTGCTTGTACAACTCCTGAACTGCCTCGGTCTGTTTGCGAATTTGCTCTGGAAGGGCCATGTTGAACGCTCCTATCGGTGTGCGTGATTAAAGACGGCGAGTTGCATCATAACTTTGCCGCTATGGCAGGGGATTGTTGTGCGAACTCAATGAGTTCGACCATCATCTGGCAGCGCCCCTGAAACACTGCCGGATTGTCAACCGCATAAGGGAGACGCTTCAGTTCATGCGTGAGCACACCTTCCATCCACGCCAGAAGTTCTGGGTGTTGCCGGACAGCTTGCGCCAGTCCTTTGATGATGTGTGGCTCAGGCTTGATCATGCTGCCATCCCACTTACACGACTTTGTACCGTGTTGGCTTCCATCCCGCCTTTGGGAGAGCCGTCAGGGCTTTGTGGTGCGCCACCTTGGGGTTGCTGCGCCTGCTGCTGTGCAGCGGCCATCGCAGCCCGTGCGGTGATACGACCGGTATACCCTTCCTTCTCCCGAGACGGAACAACGTCTTCCACGGACATTTGCAACCCTTTTGCGATCTCCCGAAGGATACTGGCACGTCCCTCCTTGCCGATGATCTCAAGATCAATCGGGTTGGCGGTTGCATTGAGAAACTCGATACGGCGAATGTTGACAGTCTCCTTGACCGCGAGGTTAATCGCGCCCTTGGCAAGAACTTCAACGTCGCCCTTGATG